TAATTGCTCATTGGCGGGCTTTCACCGGTGATTCTGAGCTTACATGGCTTCCCTGGTTCAAAGATGTCATAGCGACGTCTAAGGACTGGTCGAAGCGGTGTCATGCCAGCCAGACTGCTTCGGGTTTGAACCCCCAGTTCGACCCTGATTCGGAATGGTGTGGGGGCTTAGAACAATTCGATGTTGGTAAGCTTTCTGTAGTGGAAGAACCCGGTAAGAAACGGATTGTCGCAATGGTGGACATCTGGACGCAATGGTTATTATATCCTTTGCATCGGTTTATCTTCGACAGGGTTTTGGGGAAAATTCCTCAAGACGGAACGTTTGATCAGGCAAAGCCCGTAAGGGAACTGATTGAGCGTGCATCAAAGGTAGGTCGAACGCACTTTTGGTCTTATGACCTTAGTGCCGCAACGGATAGACTTCCCGTTACGTTACAGACGCTTGTCCTCGGAGCCTTCACCCTTGAGTCGTTCGCCAACATTTGGCAGGCTCTACTAACTGAACGTGACTACCGTACTCCAAAAGAGTTTGGTACCACTTTTGGCAAAGGTTCAACCTTCGTCAGATACAGCGTAGGGCAGCCAATGGGGGCTTATTCCTCTTGGGGAATGCTCGCTTGGACCCATCATGCTATAGTCCAATTCGCTGCTTGGCGAGTGGGACATAGATCTTGGTTCACATGGTACGCGGTGCTCGGAGATGATATCGTGATCTGTGATCGCGATGTAGCATCTGAGTATGTACATTTGATGACTGAGTTCGGGGTTAAGATTGGCTTTCATAAGTCGATCGTCTCCTCGAATTCATCATTGGAGTTCGCTAAACGGTTTTACTACAAGGGTGAGGAGGTATCTCCTCTCTCGCTTGCGGGTATCTCTGTTGGGTGGCTCGGACCAGGGTTCATACCCGAAGTCCTTGCTGCTTGCGAAGCAAAACTTGGTATAGAGATCCCTCTGTATCAGGTGGCGCGGTACATAGGTGTCGGATTCAAGGCTGCTTCGGCGGCATCCGCAAGGGTGCTTACGGGGCTTCCACGGATCCTTTCATCCTCGCTATTACTTCTCCTTAGACCAGGTGCTCCAAGAGGAGCAGCCACACTCTTAGACTGGTATTTAGCTGTCACCATGACAGGTAATACTAGAGCTAAGGTGCGGGTGAGTGACGAAGAAAAGATCTTTACACTCATTTGGTCTGAGGTGGTGGACAC